TTACCCTCTATTGTCAAAAGGGTTCAATTCAACAGCAGCCTCTAAATGACCTGGAGCAAAATGCGCATAACGCATAGTCATTTTTATATCGCTATGCCCCAGTATTTTTTGCAACACAAGAATATTTCCGCCCCGCATCATAAAATGACTGGCAAACGTGTGACGTAGCACATGAGTTAATTGCCCATCAGGAAGCTCGATCTTCGCTCTCTTAATTGCAGCGTCAAAAGCCTCATAACATGGTGAAAATAGCGCTCCTCGTTTTTTGGGAAGCATAGCCTGCAATTGAGGTGAAATCGGTACAGTGCGGTTCTTCTTTCCTTTAGTTTTAACAAATGTGATTCGACCGGGCAGTACTTGAGATTGCTTTAATCCTTCTGCTTCACTCCACCGAGCACCAGTCGCAAGCCCAATACGGACAACAACCCCCAAATCTTTATTCCGTGACTCATCACACGCAATCAGAAGGCGTTCAATCTCATCTACATACAGAAACGCCAGTTCCTTTTCTTCCTCACGAAACTTGCGAATACCAGTCAGGGGGTTTTCACCAGACCACTCCCCAAGGCGCTTCAGTTCGGCAAAAACAGCATGTAGATATGACTGCTCGCGATTAACGGTTGCTTCACTAAGTTTTTTCTTCCCCTTGGGATTCCATTCTCCTGATAGCCTTCTTTCCCGATAAGTGGCAAACATATTTTTGTCAAACTGAGAAGCAAATGGATCTCCCAGCCTGGAACAAATCGCCTCAAGTTTGACTTTGCGCTCTGCACCAGAGGACAAGGTTTTACCGTACATCTCAAACCAACGAGCAATCAACTCAGAAAGACGAGGACCAGAACCATCTTGAAACTCGTCTCCAACTCTACTATTCATTAAACGGCGCTCATAAGAGAGCGCCTCACTTTTTGTCGCAAACTGTTTACGAATGCGTTTTCCCGATGCCCCGTAGGGATAACATTCGCAAAGCCATTTACCTGATGGAATCTTACGAACCGACATTTTAGTTACTTATCACATAAATCAAATGCAGCCTTAGTGACATCCCCCAGACTCTTTTTTAACCCTGGGGCGGCATCATTATCTAGCCAAAATGGATTATTGTTATCTAACGGTAACGCACCAAATGTTTTACCTTTTATTCGAGCCAAACCTGTAAGTGCATATAACTTATTATCGTCAAAATTCATCACATAAGGATTACCATCAAGACACTGTAATTGAACCTCATCAGAATTAAATGGCCATACCCCATTGAAACTCTCACGTTCAATAGTTTTAAAAGGCATTGCGACGGCGGAAAAAGAAAACATAGATAAAAAAGTAACTAATAGTTGAACCTTTTTTACTTTCATATCATTACCTCAATTTAGCTCAAGTAAGATTACAAATTAAAAAACGCCCTAGAAATGACACCGCCTACCAAAACCCCTACGCAGATAAAGAATATTATTTCTTTTGGATAAAGTCGGATTAATTCTGAAGCACGAAGTCGGACTTCTGGTAAGGTCGAACTCTCTGTGTGGCTTGATGCCGATTGTTGCTCTAACCACGACAATGCAGACTGTAACTGAGAACGAGTAAGATCGTTTAAACGTCCTGTACCGAAATTGATATGGCAATACCGCAGAAGTTTTTGTCGAAGTCCACAGTCTTCACTGTTACGTAGTAATAAACTTACAAGAGCCTTACAGGCATCATGATCTTTACATCGCTCAAGCATTGCATGCAGAAAACTCTCCGCTGTTTTATATTGATTTACTGTCATATCATCAATACCAGCTACACCAATCTCCGCATGTACTTTTTGCCAAATAATAAACGCTTCAGTATTGCTAGCTTCTGCAATAGCAGCAACCAAGCTATTTAGCTCCTTACGCTGAGCCTTAAGCAAAGGGCGATCGTCATCATCATTATTCGAAGGGATTGCGATATTGACAGTATGAGAACCATCATATCGCTCTATCTGAATATTCTTTTCGTGAAAATCACGCCCAGCAACGCGATTGTTTGAACCGTTTGAGTTGACGGCCATGTCACCTCCCTACTATCACCTACCCTTAGTTTCGTTATAGTCACGACCAGCGATACGGTTATTACCACCAGAAATATTTAACTCACGTCCTGATGGCTGAGTTTCCTTTTCACTGATCGCACCTTTTAAAGCCCCAATCACCGCGTTTTTCACATCTAACGAAGCTGCTCGAAAGCGAGTAATCAACTCCTGCTCATCATCGTTATAAGTTTCAGGTGAGTGAATTCCCAACACAACATACTGAACATCAAGGCCAAAACGAGACAGCGCTGCCAAATACGCAGCATCAGGAAAGCTATCTCCTTTCTCATATCTAAGCTGAGTTAGCTTTTTGACTCCACCAATGTCGCTCATGGCAACTTGACTAAGTCCCAATCTTTCCCTTTCCTCACGCAACCGCTGACCAATATCATTTTTCATACAAAAACCTTGACAGGTATCTTTTTTGATACCAAAATGATTTCACGAGCTATTAGATGATCACAATATACCACTATGAAACAAGTTCTTCACGATACCAGATCACGCATTCCGCGTAACACCGCCACAGGTCCAAGACTGGCACTTCGGCTGTCCCTTGAGGAGCGAGCCGTCATTGATGAAATGGCAGCTAAAGAACAACGCTCATCCTCTAACATGGCGCGCATGATCTTCCTTCGCGGCCTAGAGCTAACCCAGAAAGAACAAAACAAATCTTCCTGATCAGGAGGCTAGTGGGATGTCAGGTATAACCATCAATATCAATGTGAATGCCCCCTATGTATCCCTGCAGAAATATGCAGAGATAACAGGTATCCCTCTTAATACGTGCAAAAAGATGTTGGCTGACGGTCGAATTATTATCCGCCCCAAACGCGCCAAAATGGAAAAGCCTGAAGTAAACCTTGTGGCGATGTTAAAAGACGCTTTGGCTAACAGCTAAAACAATGAACAGAGCACCATCATGAAAAAAACGCTAATAATCCATACTCCAAATTTCGTAATGGCGTAGAACGCCATGTACACCACGTCGCTACCAGTGCATCACGTAGTAACAGTCGCTATAACCTGAACGAGACGCACGCAACACCGGATGGCCACGCTGTAAAACAAATCGGCGAGCATGCCTGGCTGATTGAGAAAGCTGGAATCGTGGTCCACAAATGCCCACGCAATCCGTTTACCGGAAACCGCATTTTTGCATTGAACTGCGGCGACAATCACTTCGGGCAGGATTTCACATTATACGAAGCACTTCGCACGGTTGATCGTCTGCTTCGCGGGCAAAGTTTTATTAAACAGGCTGATTTATAACAGGTGCTTTATGACCAAAGAGCATGCACAAGGTGTATTTATCCGTTTTATTGATTTTCGCGGTGAACTGTTATTACGCGCATCAGCTATTGATGGAGTCGTCCCATCAGAAAAAAATGCAGCTACTTACGTTTATCTGAACGGCACGCGCCTGACCGTAGAACTTCCGTACCAGACTGTACACGAAATCATTAGCGAAGCTGAAAAGGCACGTCAGGTTAATGGCGATAAACCCTATATCGAAATTATCTGCATGGATTCAGAAGCTGAAATTCAGAAAGCAGATTAAAGGGTGTTGCAATGGACAAAGAATATAAAACACTCATCAACAAAGCACTTGAGCGTTTTTATTTTCGCTTAAGCGCATCAGGCGTTCATGCTGAACGTGCAGCCCGTGACTCATTGACCAGGGCAATCCGGAGTCTGTATGACGTGGCTTTTTACGCTGATGATCTGGATGCACTTAACGAACTTTCCGAGCTGATCTGTGCCGCAGAATGCGGAGAACATATTGAACCGTATAAGCTGGGGAATATCGCATGAGTATATTTATCTCATGGCTTGTTCTGATTATTTCGGTGGCCTGCGCCATTGGGATTATGCGAATTATTAATTCAGTGAAAAAGATCGAGCGTTTTTTCTCTGATGAATAACGATACAAATAAAACATCAAATTAAATAAGAAAACGTGAAAACCATCCGTATTAACGGAGGTATTCGCACACGCAAATAACGGAGATACAAAAATGCACGCAAAAGAAGAAGGTATCATCAGAGCACTGAAAGAAATTTCAAAGATGGAAAGCGAAGTAGCGAAAAAAGCCGTGGCCAATGCTCACATGGACGTCGCAACCCACACAATGATAGTCGCAAAAGTCACGGCAGAGGCTGCCAAAATCATCGAAGAACAGGGTGTGGAACTTGCGCTTCTCAAAACTAAACCAGTCACCGGACTGGATTTATCTGACACCGGACGCCTTATTTACACTATTGGCTCGGAGCCACAGCGATACACCATTATCGCCGGATTACAGAACAAATACCTGATCACTCCTCACCCCATAAGGGAATCAACGCTTCTGACAAATCTCCGCCTGATAGAGCGCTCTCAAGTTGCATTCATTGATGACGCCCGACACACCGTATTTAACGCATAGGGTTACTGGACAAAGGGGGTGCAATGGCAATTAAGCATTTTCCCGTCGTTCGCTTTACCTCCAGAGGGCGCGAATACGAGGTCGACGAACGCCTGATTACCACTATCGACAAACATCGTTCGGAAAAGGATGCACACCACATCTACCTCACTGACGGTACTTACTTCTGCGCCACCAACGTGGCGCGGGTGAATCTTATCCGACAGGTACAGGAGCCACGCAGATGACCATTCTGGACTACATCGCTACTCATCCGGGTTGTAGCGGCGGAGAGATCGCCGCAGCACTGAATACTCCAACCACAGCCATTAATGCTGAGTTACGCCAACTTTGGCGCGGCGGCTTAGTCATCAGAACAAACCGCAGCACAGGTGGTCGCGCTCGCAAAACTGGAGGCCAGGCTTCTTACCACGTAAACCCGATGCCGTTCGGGTGTAGCAATCCACTTACTCACATGTTTAACCAGCTACTAAAGGAAGCCAGAACATGAGCACCATCAACCACCAGAAGCTACGCGAACTGGCATTTGCCCTGCAACGAATGGCAACGCCTCAAAAATTACTGGCATTTCGCGCAATGCTCTCGCCGTCTGCTGTGCTGGCACTGCTGGATGAGCTGGAGCACGCCAGAACCACGGCTCCTGCCATTCGCCTGACACTCCATCATGAAATCGCTGATTTCTGCGCGACGTTGGAGGCACCAGGCGAACCGGAAACGCCGGAAGCAATACAGCAAGAGCTGCTGCAACGCATTGACAAGGTTTTTGATTTTTTTCTGAACCAGTAAGAAACCAGAACATGCACACACAAAAAAACCGCTTGCCATGCCGCAATCAGTCAGGTTACATTTCCGCTGCACCTCATAAAACGGGTGCCGGGATTCTCAACCCGATACAGAGCAAAGCGCATAACCGCGCCAGCGGTTTTTTTGTGCGTACTGTATTGCCACGTCTTTTTCGCGTCAGAATTATGGCGGGGCGTACGGGGCCGACTTCGGTCGGGCCGGATTCTTTGCTCTCCGGTGTTGAGAACCCTGTACGTCTCGCCACCCCGAGATTCTCAACTCTGGATGGTGAGCTATTTCTATCACCGAGCAAAGAGGCCACACCATGGCAAACCGCAAACAACAGCGCGCATACGCTGCGCGTCGTCACATCCAGACTGAAATCAACCGTAGACTTTTCCGCGCATCACGCGTCGCGCAAATCATGCACATCAATATGCTGCATGAGCGCAGCCACGCGCTATCGAACATCTATTCCGCCTCTGTTTTCAGCTATCTGGCGGATGATCTGCGCGAGCTGCAACAACTCTTCCAGTAGCAAAACAAACTCCATTAATTCCTGTTCCGGGCCTTTCCTGCACCTTGCGGCGGGAGGCCTTCGCACATCTGTAGTAAAGAGAATTGCAGCATGATTGACGCTCATGACTTCACAAGATGGGTGCGCACACAGGACACCCGTCTGGCTCCCGTTCTTCAGGGATTATTTGATCTCTACATCCGTGGTCGTGACAACAGAGCACGCACCACAAAACCAGAGAATGCAGACACCCTTTATTTCACAGTAGACGACTGCTACCGCGTGGACTTCACACCACACGGGCTGGCGTTGCACTGCCTGACACCACACGGAGAATCACTGCTGGCGTATTACGACTCCCCGGCCTCCGTATTTGCGGCAATGCTGGCGCATCGCACTGCTGGCGGGTGTGCCTCGCTGAGTGAATACACCGCTGAATTTAACCGCCTTTCTGCCCTCTTCTCGCAGGAGTGGCAGCGCGTGACAGGATACCAGCCATGAGTGAGTTTGCATGGAGCTGGAATGAACCACGGCCAGCCATTGATCCGGCCAGATTTACGGAGCACAGGCAGGAAACTGAAACCGACCTGCAACGCGCCATCCGTTACTACCTTGAGGCGGACAAAAAGGCCCGGGAAGAACAGGAAGCGAAGGAGGAAGCCTTTTTCGCACAATCCGCCATGGGTAAAAAACTCATGGCATCCCTTGAGGAAGCCGGACAGCGTGAAAAGCTGGCACAGAGCATCATCAGTAAGCGCCGGGCAACAGAACAAGACCCGGTGGCCCGTGCCTTTGCCACACTGAAGGCGCTTCCCGTTTATCTGCGAGAACCTCTGAGCCGCCACCTCTCTTTCCTGCGCAAGAAGCAGGAAGCCGATCGTCAGAAAGGCAAAAAGAGCTGGCAGGCGGAACGCTATGCACGCGGAACCCTGCGCAAAATATTCGAACGTCTGGACCGCACCGACAGCCGCTGGCTGACACCGGGTTATCGCTCCCTTGCCGGACGCGAACGCCTGGACGATTTGCTTTACCTGCCGCAGCTCAACAAACACCAGATACAGACGCTGGCCACCATGACGGCGGCGATGTTCAGCAGCACCTTCGAAAAACTCTGCGATGGCTTTGGCGCGACTGATGGCGAACTGACCATGGATGTAACGCTGAAGGCGTATCAGATGCTGGCCCGCATGGCGTTACACCTGCACGCCATGCCTCCACATTATGACGCACTGACAACAGACAAAGACCGGAGGAACGAACCGGACACGGAGCTGCTGCCGGGCGCAATCCTTCGCCTGACCTGTGCGGAATGGTGGAAACGCAAACTGTGGCTGTTACGTTGCGAGTGGAGAGAAGAACAACTCCGCGCCGCCTGTCTGGTTTCCAGAAAAACATCACCCTATCTGAGCCAGGACGCGTTAAGCGAGTTTCGCGCACAGCGCGAGAAAACACGCGATTTCCTGAAAAGTTTTATGCTGGAAAACGAAGACGGGTTCACGATTGATCTCGAAACAGTGTATTACGCGGGAGTAAGTAACCCGGTTCACCGTAAGGCAGAAATGATGGCCACCATGAAGGGGCTGGAACTTCTGGCCGAAGCCCGTGGCGACAAAGCGGTGTTTCTGACTGTCACCTGCCCGTCAAAATACCACGCCACAACAGAGAACGGTCATCCGAATCCCAAATGGAACGGAGCCACCATGCGCGACTCCAGCGATTACCTGGTTAACACGTTTTTTGCGGCGGTCCGCAAGAAACTGAACCGCGACGGCCTGCGCTGGTATGGCATCCGCACGGTGGAGCCTCACCATGACGGCACCGTGCACTGGCATATGATGGTCTTTGCTCATCCGGAAGAAATCGACACCATTGTGTCCCACACCCGCGATATTGCCATTCAGGAAGATCGTCACGAGCTGGGTGATGATATTACCCCACGCTTTAAGGCGGAGTACGTCGACGGCTCAAAAGGTACGCCAACCAGCTACATCGCCACCTACATCGGAAAGAACCTAGACAGCCGCGCCGTGGATGGCATCGACCCGAAAACGGGCAAGCCACGCGTTGACCACGAAACCGGAAAATCAATGGCCGAGAGCGTGGAACGCGCCATCGGCTGGGCGCGCCTTCACCGTGTCCGCCAGTTCCAGTTCTTTGGTATCCCCTCCCGTCAGGTGTGGCGTGAACTCCGCCGCCTTGCCAGCCAGATGGCACGCAACCCGGAAGGCCCGCAACGGCTGAAGGATGACGCAATGGATGCGGTACTCGCTGCCGCTGATGCCGGATGTTTTGCCACCTACATAGAGAAACAGGGCGGCGTACTTGTTCCACGCAAAGACTACCTGATTCGCACCGCCTACGACCTCGCAGATGAGCTGAACGATTACGGCGAACAGAGTGTACAGATTTACGGGATCTGGTCGCCGCTCATCGGGGAATCCTCCCGTGTGTGCACGCATCCGGATAACTGGAAGCTGGTAAGACGTAAACCGGAAGCGGAAGACAGCGCCCGCGAAAATGGTTTTGACCTTCAGGGCGGCCCTGCCGCCCCTTGGACTCGTGGCAATAACTGTCCCCGTGTACAGGAAACGGACAACAACGGGACAGAACAGCCGGAAGAACGGCCAGCACCGTGGCCGCAGCTTCCTGACGGCGTTGATGTGGATGAATGGGTGCGCTCACTGAAACGGCACGAACGCCGGGCGCTGATGCGTTCGCTTCGTGACAAACAGGCAAAAAACAGCAGTGATGAAATGCAGAGCTGGACACAGAGCCGCAAACAGCAGCGGCCTTTGCCTGATAACCACGAATTACTCGCTAGAGAATGGCGGGAGTCTGCTGAATCTCTCGGCCTGCATATCGGTGAACAACAAATGCAGCACCTGTTACGGGGCGGCAGTCTGTACGTTGACGGCAGCATCATTGCACCGCAGGGATTTGAAATTGTACGCAAACCGGATACCCGCCCGGACAGCCGAATCACGCAGCTCTGGCAGCGCCTGAGCCGTAATCACGGTGTAAGCAGCACGGAGATCCGCCATAACCCGGTCGCCAGCTATCTGGCACAGCTGGGGGCATCAGACCCTGAAGCCGCCACACGCCTGGCATCCACACTTCAGCAGGACCAGAACACCATGAAAACACCCGTTACCGTGCTTTCTGACATGCTGCGCGCCATCCGCGACGCAGAGCACGCACAGAGAATCAGTGAAACCACTGAACGTGCCCGCCGCAAAGCAGACCTGCTGCGGGGTGGCCTGACCAGTGGAAACAAAAAACAGACAGAAACGGGATTCACAAATCCCGTAAATGAGCAAAAAACGCGCCGCGATATATGAAGCGCACACAAAACAGGCAAAAACGGGATTTCAGAATCCCGTAAACGATTAATTAATCAACATAAGGAAAAGCGACATGAAAATTTGTATCGACGACGGCTCCACCAACATCAAGCTGGCATGGACTGAGAACAGCGAACGCCGCAACGCCATCAGCCCGAACAGCTTCAAGTCGGAATGGTCTGCGCCGTTCGGTGGCTCGCAGCCTGCGAACTACATGCTTGATGGCGTGCGCTATGGTTTTGATCCGGTCAGCGATCGCTTTGTCCAGACGACCGACACGCAATACCAGTACAGCGATGTGAATGTAATCGCCATTCACCACGCGCTGGTCAAATCAGGCATCACACCACAGGAGGTGGATGTGGTTGTCACCCTGCCACTGAGCGAGTATTTCGACACAAACGCACAGCCGGACATGGCCAACATCAACCGCAAAAAAGCGAACGTTATGCGCCCGGTGGAGTACCAGAACGGCGAAGCATTCACTATCCGTAACGTGCGGGTTATGCCTGAATCCATTCCGGCTGGCTTTAAGGCACTGGCTGACATGAGTCCGTTTGAATCCCTGCTGATTGTGGATTTAGGCGGAACCACGCTGGATGTGGCAAAGGTCCAGGGACAACTGGCAGGTATCAGCCAGGTGTTTTGCGATCCACACGTAGGCGTTTCCCTGATGGCCGATGCCGTACTGTCGGTGATGGCCACTAACGGTATGCGTACCAGTCACCACATCGCCAATACCATTATCGAACATCGCCATGATGAAGCCTGGTTGCGCCAACACATCCACAATGACGCGCATTACGCCAGCCTGATGGCGGTTATTCGTGAAAAGGAAGAAACACTGAAACAACGCGTGATCCGCGCGCTGGCGGGTTTTTCGGGTTACGGACGGGTGATGGTTGTCGGTGGCGGGGCGGAGATTGTGGCACCCGCTATCCGCGAAGCCTGCGGAGTTAATGCGACTTTCATCGCGGACGGGGTGCCACAGTTTGCTCTGGTTAATGGGCTGTACGCAATGGACAAGGAGTAAACCAATGACGACACCAACCAGACGGATAAGTTTCTATCTGAAGCCCGCCGCCGTCAAGAACGAAGGCGAAGCATGCGCCTGGCTGGACAGCCTTACACCAGAAGCCCGCAAAAGCGGCCAACGTGTGGCTTTTCTGGCCGGGCTGGCACTTCTGAAAATGAATCCGGCAGAGGCTTACCGACTGGCTGCATGGGCTGATGATGAAGCGTTATCAGTGACACAAACCAGGACAGAACGCCCCGCATCACAGCCAGTATCAACCGCACAGATAACCAGTCAGATGGCCGGAAATATCCGGGCGTTATTTCCTGAATAACACAACATCAGGGCGAGTTCGCCCTGCTCTCCACCTCAGAACATAAACAAGGAGAACGACTTAATGAGCGAAATCAACTATCAGGCATTACGTGAACGTTATTCACCTGTGCCAGTACCGAAATGCCCTATTTGCGGCGAGGAAATGTCAATTCAGCGAATATCTGGAGCACAGGTTGTTTATGCCTGCTCCGGTTATGGTGATGATGGAGATTTCAAAATTGGCCGAACTCTTGCCGACGAACATTATGAAAAATCACACGTAACAGTGTTGGATGTCGGGATCCTGAAGTATTGGCGCTACTTGATTGGCTGGAAACCAAAGACAACCGAATCGCTGAACTGGAAAAAATCGCCACTGACTATGCACTTAAATTCCAGAAAGCACAGGACGCATTAAAGTACGCCGCTTTGCTGCATAGCAGGACAGCGCAGCTAAAATACTAACTTAAAGCGGAAGATTAATACATGGTGAGTCGGGGTAATTTGTTTTTATCCCAACAAATAAACAAAAAAGTGGACTATCTCTGTAGTATCTTATTCAGCATCGTCTCGTGCAGTCTGTGCATACGTCACAACAACGCCCAATGCATTAGTTTTCTTTTCAACATAGATAATATTGTCATATTCATAGTTACCATACGGATAGCAAATAAGAATATTTTTATGCAGTTCGGGATCATCAACAAACGCTCCGGAACAGCTTCTTGAACTACCAGATGTATACTCATACGGTGCAACATATGATGATGTTACTCCTGGTAAAAAATAAGTCACCATCATAAGAGGGATAATCAGGAATATCCCTGTAAGAATGCAAGAGCCAGCATAAACCTTCAGGTATTCCGACAGTCCTTTCCAGCCACTTTGCTTCACTACCCCCCTCTTCACCAGAAACAAGGAGAAGAAAAAGGACATACCCATACTACACAAGATGTAATAATTGGATATACGCGAATTAAGATATGTAATCCTGTAGATATCTGCCCTCCACCAGTAAAAGAGGAAAATAATCCCTAGCACTGAAACAGTCATGCAAATCAAATAAGGATATGAATCTTTCTTCATGTCTTGCGCCCATTAAAATTTCCCTGCTACGAACAAATTTACCATCCGTTTTTTGCGCAGAAAACAGCACGATGCACACTGCACGATAGTGCACAAATTTGCACAATTTTTTTGAACGACTTTTTGCCCTTCCGGCCCCCGTGGCGGCTGGATCCGTCAAGGATCCGTGCGTGCACAAAAAAACGCGTTTTTTCTGCGCGCAGGTGACGGGGGAACAGCCCGCGTTTCAGGGGGTAAATAGCATTCCCTGAACGATGTCGCAGAGATACAACAGAATGGCTGTATTTCTCACGCTGAGCGTGAAAAAGACGTGAGGGCTTTTGATTTGATGGGGTGAAAGGTAAGGCCGTCAAAATCGCACTGAGACGGCGAGAACATGCAGTCAACGCGGTGGGATTGCGTAAGAGTCTGACTGTCGATGATGGCAATCAGCAGGAAAGCGTCGTGAAATTATCTGACTGATACAGGAGCTGGAGAGTCGGGGCATAAATTTTTTATGCCCCGGCGAAGCAGCAGACAAGCGAAGCGCGTCAGGATGTGGGCTGGGTGTCTAACAGTGCGTAAGGGTTAAAGCGGATCACCTCTTCCCCAAGCCAGTCATTGATGTGCTTCATGGCCTCCATGACGGGCATCAGCTCGTTAATTGCGTAAACCCGCGCGGCCTTCTCCACATCACCAAACGCACTTTTTTCGCCCGGCATCGCCCCCATCAGTTGCGGCGGAACGCGGTGCGCAGCCAGCACATCATCACGGGATGCCGCCTTAACATTCATGAACTCATCCTTTGCGGTGATCTGCTGGAACGGCAAAATTTGCACCCCCTCTTTGCCCCCGTTGGGCGCATGGATGAGCACGTTTTTAAACGCGCCACCACCACGCGCACCCCTGTAACGTTCTTTCAGGGAGTCCATGCTTTCGCGGTTTACCTGCGCTGCACCGATGTAGATGATGCACCCGGCGTGGGATCCATTGTCGTAATACAGTTTTCTGAACATGTCCGCCGAATGAGACAGGCTGGCCGAGAGTAATGCGCCAAGATATTCCGGCATGCCGTAAATTTCCTGGTTAATATCCGGATTCATTAGGTGGCACACTTTGCCAGGGCGAAACTGGAACGCGTCCTTGCCATCCTGCACATACCACCATGATTCAAGATCGCTTCCGCGTCGCATGTATTTCGCCAGTGCGTGCCGTAATTTAAGCGGTTCGCCGAGCATATTGCTTCTAAGCTCAAGGAATGCGTTACCGAACACAAACCAGTCCAGCGCCAGCGCCGAGAAATCCTGCCGGGAAAGCAGCGGGTGCGGGATGTAGCAACCGAGTAATACATTGCGCTTAAAGTAAAGCGCAGACTGATGCCAGGACGTTTGCCGGGCTGCTCTTGCCAGACCGTACCAGTCCACCTGGGTTTCATACCACCGCCCGTTATCAGCACAGTACATATTGTCCAGCAGGTCATGCCCGGTCAGGCGATAAGGACCATCAAATGTGAATGCACTGAGCGATGATTCTTTCCTGAGCGCATCAGCGAGATCAATGCGTGAACTCATGCGCACTTTTTTATTTTTCTGCTCATCAGAACTCCGATAACCGTGAAACGCTCGTTTTCTCCTTCGCCGCCAATCGGTTCGTTAAATGACAGCAAGCATGGTTGCCCACGCAAGGTCGCCGTGGCTGATCCCCCTCGCGCGGTCCGTTTCGTAAGTGATAAAGCCGCCCGGTGTTTTCACCTTACGCACGGCGTTAAAGGCCGCGACCAGCTCGCGTTCGGCGCGATCGTATTCCCACCGTCCGGCACGCATTATTTGCAGCATTTTCAGTACCAGCGACCGTTTGGATGACAGCGTGAAGGTGTACGGAATAGCAGCAGGGAAAAACCGCTTCACTATCTGATAAACAGCCTCCCCGTTCCCGCCCGTCACATCAATGCCGATGTGTTCCACGTTGTAGCGACACGTGAACTCTTCAATGACTCTGGCCTGTTCTTCAAACTCCAGCCCCTGAACGCGTCGCGTCTCCACCGTTCGAAAACGGCCACCAGGAACAGCCGGAGGAACCACCACGGACACAGCGCCGCTGTCGCCGTTGCCACTGCTGCCGTTTGCGTCATACCCAATCCATACCGGACGATTCCCCATCGGGCGGGGAGCAAAAGGTTTCCAGTCTTTCCAGTCGTCGTATCCGTCAACACCGCAGCCAATCAGGATATTCAGGTTAAATGCCGATTCCCCTTCGCGAACAAACTCACACATATAGAGATTGAGGAACTCGTCTTCGGTGTTTTCATCACGAATTTCATCAATATCGGTGTGTTTCCAGCCGTGATTAACCACATCTTCCAGCGTGACAATTTGCCGCCACGTCCGGTCAGGGCAGATAAGCCCGTTATGCAGCGTTTTCCAGTCCACAGAAAAACGCTGGCGTTTATGCGTGGCCTTTTTCTCGTTCCAGCGGTCGCCGTTCCAGTAGGCGTATGCCTCGTGCGTTTCGGTGGATGGCGTGGAGAAGTAGGTGCGCCGCAGTCCGCTGAGGGTTGCCATAGCGCCAGCCACCTTGCGCAGTTCAGCAAAGCGACTGACCCAGAAGAATTCATCAAAATAAAAATTGCCCGTGTAGGACTGTGCCGTCGCAGCAGAAGTACCAAGAAAATGCAGCTCTGCGCCGTTGGAGAGGATGATTTTATCGCCCCCTTTCAGCTCCACATCAACTTCAGCCGCAGCCTTCTGAATAATGCTTTTAAACTGGAACGCCTGACGACGCGACGCAGACAAAAAAATCTGGTTACGCTGGTAAGGTTGTGCCACATCGTCACGCAGCGCCATCAGCAGAGCTTCCTGTGCAAAATACCAGGTCGCCCCAATCTGTCGGGATTTCAGGATCATCCTGTTACGTATCCCTGCTTCCCTGCAAAGGGTCAGGGAGTCAAACCAGCCCCGCTGATGCCACTCCAGCCTGCTGATGATTTTTTCCCGCAGTGCGGCAATCTGTTTCGGCGTGAAATGATTTTTGAGCTTTTTCGCCCGGCCTTTCTTTCCTGCGGCCATCACATCCGGCTGGCCATCATGCAGCTTTTTAAGCTGCCGGGTCAGCAGGTCTATTTCCTTAAAGTCACCGCCTGTTTTATTCTGTTTTTCAGTAAGCTGGATGAGGCGCGCATCGATGGACTGCGTGACACGCTGCACGGGTGGCGTTTCATCCCACTGGTCACGTTTTTTCCACGCATAAATCGTGTTCGGGTTTAATCCCATCAGACGTGATATTTCTGCGGGCGGATAACCCTGCCAGTAAAGTTGCCGCGCACGCTGGCGCACAAAAGCGTCCTGAATCAT